GCTGCCAGCTTCCCGTCATGTCGCCGCCAATGACGCCAGATGTTGTACCCGAATCACGGTACACGCCCCATATGGTGCAGGCGGAAAAGTCGCCCTCAAATTCTTTGGCGCCAAATGCCGTGTCAACGGACGCTATGACTATTTCTAAATTGTGTGGAAACTTTTCCTTAGTCCACTCGCCCCACCATTCGCGTTTAATAATACCACCACCCGCTGGCTCTGGCCGTTGCTGTAGCTGTCCGGCTGTCGCGTATGGTCCAAGTGTCTTCTCCAGAAGGGTAACTTCGGTATCTCCAAATCGTTCAGGCCATAAGAGTTGACCCTCTTCAACCCTTTCGTCAGTCCAGACAACTGGTTGGCCGTCATTAAATTCTGCGGGGACAAGTACATTGTAGGTTCTCCGTGCTGCTTCAAACCTCATTGGCAAACACAAGTGAGTCCACTCGCCAATGTCTTTGGAAAGAATATGCCCCGTAACATCCGACTCTGACAAGCGTTGTTGAATAACTATTTTTACGCCCTTCTTTGGGTCATTGAGTCGGGTTGACCACGCCATATCCCACCACTCAAGCGTTGACGCAATAATTGCCTCGGAATTAGCTTCCTGAGCATTGTTGGGATCGTCCGCAATAAGATAATTACCGCCAAGACCCGTCGTGGCTGATCCAACCGACACCGTGTTGCGTATACCGTTCTTGTCATTCTGAAATCGCGTTTTGGTGTTCTGGTCGCCAACAAGTCTGAACCTGTCGCCCCACAGTGTTTGGTACCACTTGCTCTCAATAAGACGCCTGCACTTTACCGAATCCTGCACGGATAAATTCATGGCATACGAGGAATGCAAAAATTGCATACCGGGTCCAGAAGTTGGCGATGAAAGGCTTTGAGTCCACACCCAAGCTGGGAACATAGTCCCAGTAATAGTGGATTTTGAGAATCTTGGCGGCACGTTAATGATTAAATTCCTAATATAACCATCAGCACAAGCTTGCAAATGCTCGCATATAGCTTGCAACGCAAAGCCGCCCTCGGCAAAGGGTGCGGAGTCAATCTCACGCCACGCTCTTTGGGTAAAGTTATACAGGCTCTCTTCGTAATTGGCCGCTTTAAGTTTCCGGCGAAGAGTTCTTGCCTCCCCTTCGGAAAGATTATTTAAATCAATTGTCATCTATAACCTTTTGTGGCTTAAGAGCCTTTAACCGTTTCAAGGCACTGTCAGGGTAGGCGCGGCTAATGTGCATAATGGAGCCAAGTTGCTCCACTTTTCGGCGTCTGTCTATGTATTTGCTTAAGTCGTGGCTAATCAAGTCTTGTTCAATGTCGCGCATAACCCCAACAGTTCTGTTAATAGTTGACGTAACAGACTGGTAGTCTGTCTCCTCCGCATAAGAGGCCTTGATAAGGTTTTCAGCCGCCTTTTCCGCCCGTGTCTGGGGAATGCCAATTTCTTTTGGCTTTGGGCGCATATTAAATTCGTCCAAGTAAGCCATTACAAGGTCGTTAAGAACTACTACGGCCTCAACGCCGACTAATTGTTGGGAAGTTTTGTTAGTATGCATATCCATTCGTCCTTGCCAATTTTGTGTCTTGTGTGGGATTTGCTGTCAGAATCACGGCAGCGGCCATTATCTGTAGATTGTATTATTCTTCCTTCTTGTCTTTTGCCGACGTAAATTGTTTTGTCAACGACACGACATTGCTCATACCGTACCCAAGGGATTCCGGTCCAGTCAACGGCGAGGTAGTCGCAGGGTACGTCCATTCAACCATTTTAACAGCCTTTTCCAAAGCTGCATTGGCTATGTCCTTGCTGTCGGCATTATATTGCGCGTGTGTTATTTTGGACAACGCCTCATGCATTTGTCTGGCCTGATCCATCATTTCATGGATAAAGTCCGCCACATGGTCAAGCTTGGCGTAACGACAATCCAAGCAATAATCCCAATAATCAGGCCAGCGTTTCGTCATTGTCCCCGCCCAACAATTCGCGCATGTCTAACCAAAGTTCCACAAACTTGTCGCGCAAGTTTTCGTAGTGCCGTATTTCTTCAAACCGCTCGTCAAGCAAATCTGCCGCTGCCCATTCAAGCGTTGTTTCCTTGGGCCACGTTGAAATGCCCGTCTTGGGGTTGCGCTCGTTGTTTTCACACTCTTCAGCTTGTTTGCGCAATCCCTCAATAATTTCATTGGGGAATACATAGCGCGGGGGCTTTGGTTTGAAGCTTCCGCTTGCAACGGCTTCTTTAGCTTGTTCCAAAAGCCACGAATCATACCAGTCTTGAATCTTACCCATCACTTACCCTCCTTCAATGCAGTCAAATGTTTTTCAGCACGTAGTATTGCTATTTCTTTATCTTTTGCTCCATTTATGGCTTGCAGCTGATCCCTTACTTCCCGCAACCGTTCAATCTCATCTATTGCATCAACAACAACTTCATAATCTTGATTGCTTAAGCGCAATGATCCTAAGCGTTCTACAATATCCATCACTCACCCCTCAAAACCCAAACACAATTTTGGCTATTACAATTACGCATATAACCCCCAATCCCATACCAAGAACCACAGCAAACGTAGCTTTAAACAGGTCTATAAAATCATCCATCACCACTGCACCTCCCCGTTAATGACGACCTGTACATACCAGCGGTCTCCGTCTTCGTTCTCCCACAGCGCACATATGTTGTCGCCGTCCCGCTCATGTCGGACTATCCACTGTCTCATTTCGGTAACTCCGGCAAATGCATCCAATACTTAGGCGGGAAATCTACATCCCAAGCCCACTCAGGCTCAGGCCGCAATTTTTCGGGCCAATGCTCATAAGTTTCCCAGTAGCCGGAATCCACCCATTGGTTTCCTTCGTCATCCCTGCCGCCCAATAAAATCATTAAATCTTTTGGCGCGGAGTCCATTGTTTTCCATTCAGTCATTACCGCCCCCTAATGCTTTAGTAAGGTCAAGGTTGATCTGCGGCAAACTCACACCGCCATTATCACCGCCCAATTCAGCATATCCTTCAATATCGTCCCAGTGGTCGCGATAATTCTGGTCGCCTGATAAGATGCGGGCAATCTTCATCGCGATTAGTTCAAGAGCCTCCCGCTGCATATCGTTTAGCTTTTCCCAGTTACGGCCAACTGACATCACGTTCTTCAGTGACTGGCTGATGTTGGCGGTGTCACGATAGTTGCCGTGGGTCTTCTGCTTCGTCGTATCCATTTTCTTTTCCTTATACAAAGTTTTTACTTGTTGGTTTCATGTAACGGTCCGCCTCCGTTACCATTTCAGAAATCGTTGGCGGAAACTTGCACTTCGTTACTATTCCCGATACTGGGCTTGATAACTTGTGCAACACGTCTGGCGGAAACCTTTCTAGGGCTTCTGCCGCGTTCTTTAGGAACATCTCTGAGTTCGCCATGTGGTTCAGGCTGTAGTTCTGCATGATCTTCTGCACCGCCTGTTCCGGTGTCAGGAAGGACACCATACTCCGTGCCGTATTCTTCCCTCCACTTCGCCTTTCTGCGTTCACTTGCTGCCTCCAATTCTGCAAATGCATTTGCGATTTGCTTGTTTTTAACGACTGTATCCTTCTTCTTTTTGCCGCCAAGAGCAGCGGATAGATACGGGATTGGATCGCGGACGCCGTTAGCAACAGCCGCCTCCAGTACCCGTAAAATCTCTGATTGATCCCCGTTGGCAAGCTTTAAACACCGCCCGACAAAGGTGCGGGCCGTGACATCTGCCACACCCATGCCCATCAGCATACCCACCGCCTCATCCCAGAAGGTTTTGTTATTGCTTTCTGGCGGCTCTTCGTGATTCGCAAATATGCTAAGTACTGGGTCTTCCAAATCCGAAGGATTTGTATGGTTATTTATTACTGGTTCAAGGGGTGTCGTTTCGTTCACCCTCCCCCGTGAATTAAATTCACCCTCCCCCACCTTGATGTTCAAAATGTACTGGTTGCTTCTCTGCCGACCGAATTGATCTTGGCGGCTCGTTGCGGTGATTAGACCCGCAAATTCTAATTCCTGTGTCGCATTGATTATGGTGCGCTCCGTGCAGCAGCACTTCTCAGCCAATGCAGACTTGGATGGAAAGCATCCACCCGTCTCTAAATTGTGGTAATCGGCAAGAACCATCAGGACAAGCTTCGCCATCGACGAAATGCCTGTTTGGTTTACGGCCCAATATGATGCGATGTGAGACATGACTGCATACTACCTATTGCGTTGCAGTCGTCTTTGGACTATATGGATGACAGTCCGGAACTTCTGCTGCTGTGAGTTTAAGGATCAGGGATCGCCATCCCGTTACCTTCTTAGCGGTCCCCTATTTGGGGACCGCTTTCTTTTTAGGCCCCGGCCACTTTTTAGTCAAGCGTTTTGGTTTCCACCCGACAATAAAGACCGTGATCTCTATTCCGTAAAACAATTCGGCGGCCTTCTTTCTGAGACGATATGCCGCATCCTTCATTGTACCCGTCGATTTGACTTCCTCAATGATTTCCTTGCCTGTCAGAGTTTCCGTGTACTTAAAATCAGGGGTGTAGGTGCAGTAATGCTTCCCATTGATCTCTACCGGATACTCTGGCTGTAACGACAAATTCTTAATATTCCCAAGCTTCTCCGCCAATTTCAAATCAGCGTAGCGGGCGGCTTCCCTTTTGGAATCAAACACGATTCCATCAATGGTCCGCTCAATCTTCGGGGCTACCTTGTACTTCACTGGCATCTGCTAGGTCCTTTGGGAAGAAGTCATCTTTAGTCAATATGATGCCGCGTTGTTTTGCCGCAACCATCAATTCAATCTGGCGGCGGACAGGGATCAACCCGCCCGTTCCGCCTTTGTCCATCGGCCACATCCACTTGTAGATACTCTGTGTAGACATGGCTAACATTCCTGAGACGGCCCGTGGCCCTCCCAATTTTGTTATAACCCGTTTAGCAATTAAATGCGTCATTCACTTCCCCTAAACTTCATGTTGACAACCTATAGGCGAATGTGCAGTATGTCAATACCATTAAATGGAGAAAATTAAAATGGTCACTTATTCAAAACCTTGGACATGGGAAGAAATAAAATTAGTGTCCGACTTGGCGTCTAAAGGATATACCGCCAAAAACATAGCGATGGAATTAATCGACCGAAATAAAAACTCCGTTATTGGAGTATGTCATAGGCGGGGCATTGCATTACTAAACAGGACAATGGAAAAAGAAAAACCTTTGCATCCATTGCCAAAGAAAAAAACCGTTTCCAACTTTAAAATAACAAAAGCCAAAAAAGAAAGATTACCGCCTTTAAACATTTACGATATAAAAGAAGATGAAAACTTTGAGCCATTAAATAAAACATTAATGGATTTAAAGTATGGGGAGTGCAAAGCAATCGTAGGCCCCATTAAGAACTTTGAAACATTATATTGCGGCCACGAAACAGTAAAAGGTAAATCATGGTGTCAACATCACTTCCTGAGATACACAGTGCCGGACCGCAAAAGGGTGGCATGAGGCAGTCTGAATGGGAATACCACCTGTTTCGGAAACGCTTTATGGAAACACGGGAAGCGGTGTTCAAGGTTGCCCAATACCTTAACTTTGAGAAGAACCTGACCGTTATGATTCCTTCGATGGAATTGGCCCCATCTGTGCATCAATCAATTGAATATGCGGACCGTGGAGACATCATTGCCTACAAAACAACGGAAGGTGTGATTGATTTCACCCCGCATCCGATTGAGGTAAAACGTCGCAGGTTCGATTTCACGTCGGAGAAAGATTACCCATATCCCGATATGATGGTGGCGCAGAAAATCAACTGCGATAGGGCGAACCCCGCCGCCATTTTTATCGTTAATCATTCAATGACCCATGCTTTTGTGGTCAAAAGAGACACAAAACATTTATGGGACGTAAGATTTACCAAAGACAAAGAAAGGGGAAGTTCAGAAGACACATACACTTGTAAATTTAATTTAGGGGAATTTATAAAATTTTAACCGCAGTACTTGACGAATATGAGAAGTACTGAAATAACACAGTTGTCAAATGGAGAGACACAATGACATTAACCGCAGAACAGAGACTGTTCCGCTCCAAGTTATTGGGCGGTTCAGATGCTAATACAATTATGTCCGGAGACGAAGAAAACATCCTTCGCCTCTGGCGGGTAAAGTCGGGACAAGAAGAAGACGTTAACTTGGATGACGTGCTTCCTGTCCAGATGGGTGTGTTTACTGAGCCGTTTAACATTCAATGGTTTGAGAAGCAGACTGGTAGAAAGGTAACAGATAATGGCACACAGCGGACTTCTGCTGTTCATTCTTTTATGGGCTGTACTCTTGATGGACTAACCGACGGCGGGGAGACTGTGTTTGAAGCCAAGCACGTTTCCGCCTTTGCCAAAGAAGATGAAATCCTTGACCGCTACTACCCACAGCTTACCCACAACATGCTTGTCTGTGGTGTGAACAAGGCGGTTCTGTCGGTGTTCTTCGGTAACCATAAGTTTGAGAAGTTTGATATCAGTTTGGATGCCATCTATTCCGACATCCTGATTGATGCAGAACGCCGCTTCTGGGATTGTGTCAAAAGTGGCACACCGCCAGTGGCAATAACCGTCAAGGCCCCTGTGGATGCTGTTCGTCGTGTTGACATGACGGGTAACAACGCATGGGCTAGCTTTGCGAATCAGTTGAAGATGAATAGCAACGGCAAGAAGCTATATGATGAAGCCGCCAACAGCCTGAAAGGTTTGGTGGAAGAAGATATGGCGGAGGCTTACGGCTATGGCGTCAGCATCAAGCGGGACAAGCGGGGTTCACTTCGTCTGAAGGGCGAATGATGTCAGAAAGAATTGAAATACTCAAAATATTTATGTTGCCGGATGGATTTGAGATTGAAGTCCATCCTTTGATTCCCCGTGACGAAGGGGAGTTTGTGCGGGATAGATTAGCAGAAATGCTACCTGTCCTTGCAACCCAAATCGGTGATCCAGAAACCGCCAGAAAGTTCTCAATGGATAAGGGAAATGCTTACGGCGTTTTATTTGAAGTCACCAATAGAGATAAGACCAAGAAACCACATTAAAGGAAAGACCATGCGTAGTAGCGAATCAATCAATGAACTAGCAGCCGCCCTGATTAAGGCTCAAGGAGTGCTAAAGAACCCTGCCAAGACCAAGATCAACCCCCACTTCAAGTCTGCCTATGTAGACCTGTCTGACGGCCTTACAGCCCTACGGGAATGCTTCTCAAAGCATGACCTGACATTCGTACAAGGCACGTCCGTAATGGATGGGGTGATCATTCTCAATACCCGCATCATTCACAAAAGCGGGCAATTTATAGAATCGGACTATCCAGTAGGCGGCTTTGGCAAGCCACAAGAAATGGGTTCAGCAATGACCTATGCCCGCCGCTATTCCCTGTTTGCTATGGTTGGCATTGCGGGTGAAGATGATGACGACGGCAACGCCGCTCAGGCGGCAGAACTTCGCCCTATCAAGGGCAAGGCCCCTGCAAAGCAAATGGAGCCGGGTCTAAAGCCAGAAGATAGCACCAACCTGCTTGGCGTTATCAAGGGTGCAATGGACATGTGCAAGAACGCTGAAGAACTTTCAAACTGGACGACGGACAACAAAGACAAGATTGGTATGTTGCTCCCCGGCCATCGTTCAGAGTTGCAGGAGTATTATAAAACCCTGAAAGCCAAGCTTGGCTAACATGGCGGAAGTTATCTATGTCCGTAGGCGGGGGAGTAAGTTGGAACCTTGCTCCCTTGTGGACGAAGAAGCTTTACAGGAGTTCCCTGCGGAGAAAGACTTGTCTGTGACGATAAGTCGCACCCGCAGTACGAAGCAGCATCGGTTCTTTTGGACTATACTCAATAAGATATGTGAGAACCATGCAGAGTATCGCAGAGCAGAACAGCTATTGCTATGGCTGAAAATCCGCCTTGGATACGTCGAAGAGGTCCGGTTCCATGACGATAAGGTTTGGTGGGTTGCACAATCCATCAGCTTTAACGCAATGGATCAGGAAGAGTTCCGGAAATTCTTTCATGCCGCATTGGATGTCATTGTGGAAGAAGTTATCCCCGGATTGAATACGTCAGAACTAATCGTTGAAGTTGAACAGTTGTTAGGTTTTCGCCTAACCGAATTATGGAGTAAGTAAAATGGCATGGGAAAGTAAACACGGCGATCTATCGCTATTTCCAAACGACAATAAGACCAAAGACAGCCAACCTGATTGGCGGGGCAAGATCAACATTGATGGCGTTGATCACGATGTAGCCCTGTGGAACCGCACAGCTAAGACCGGAACGAACTTCCTATCGGGCCGTATGGGTGAGCCATCAAAGCCAAAAACAGCACCTGCTTGGGGCAACCGTAAACCTAATAATGCTATCGACGAGGCATATGGAACGCCTGAAAAGAAAACCTCCGTCAAGGACGCTTTAAACGATGAGATGCCGTGGTAAAGCGTAAGACGATATCAACCAAACAAAGGGTAGCCCTGTTCGCCAAACACGACGGGGTCTGCCACATCTGTGGAGGTAAAATCAGTGTTGGAGAAGCTTGGGACGTTGAGCATGTTATTCCTTTTGCGATGGGCGGGGCGGATGACGAAAGCAATTGGCGTCCATCGCATATCAAATGCCATCGAACAAAAACGACTGATGACGTGGGTAAAATTGCAAAGGCTAAACGGCGCGAAGCACGTCACCTTGGAGTTCACGTATCTAGGACGCCGCTACCTTTTGGTAAAAGGTCGGCATTCAAACGTAAATTAGATGGAACTGTAGTTAGGAGAGATGAAGAATGATGAGTATCAATGCGGTGTCAGATTGGATTTCTGATGCCAAAAGGGGAGATGAAACCACCTATTATACAGGGTGGCTAATCAAAGACAGGGGCAATAGTAATTCTGAATTGTCCCAAATGGCTAACTATGTTTGGTCCATGAAAGAACGGGGTCTTGTTTATTTGGCTCAACGAAAAGCGCCAAGCTGGACAAAACATCACGCAGAATATCATTACATTATGCAGCGTAGCAGCAAAGATAGAATTTAACAGGAGGTAAATAATGGAATTTTTTTACGCCATAATGAGACCATTGGTGCGGTTGTCTTGGAGGAACCCAAAATGGATAATTGATGCCCTTCAAGTGACTACATATGACCGAAATGGTAGGGCAGAAAAGAAAGAAATTGGGTTTAGAGTAAAACGGTGGGAGGACTTTTTCTTAACGTATGAAAATATTGCAACATTTGAAACGTTAGAAGAAGCACAAGACTTTATAAAAAACCATAAACATTTCCCAATTGACATGGATGGAGTTAACTAATGGCTTTAATATTACCAGAGGGTTTTAACCCGGACGAAAAAGAAAGCCCGTTAGAGAACATCTACGATCATGCTTTCCCCATCGCCGATAAGTTGTCTTACGCAATTAATGAATCCACTATGGATATGATCAAGGACGGCAAAGTCACAGATAGCATGTCGGATGCAATCATCATCCATTCCATTGCCCTGATGCTTATCGTCTGCATGATGAACCGTGAAGTCCTTGAAGACAACACCTTGGACATGACCTTTAAAAAGGTGAAGGGCATTACGCAGGATTACCTGAAGCACCTGCTTGAAGCAGGGAAGGAGAAATTTAATTGATCATTCAATTAAATCCCACCCTACCTATGTTGACCCCAAAAGGGCCAGCACTGGCTCATTTTCTGATCGATTACGGGGAAGAACATCATTTGATGTGGGTATGCATTCAAGAGAACTCCGGGGAAATTTGGACATGGCCTAATCCCCAAGTTAGATCGCAAAGCAACCCGACCTTTAACCGACCAAGAATACCAAACACAACGTCTGGCTTTACACATGGATCAGAAACTAACTCCCCAGCAAATGGTGATATGGACCGCCAATGCTAAACCAAGGGAGCAGCTATTCATGCTGCGCCTTATGGATACCTACGGCACTAAAAAGTTCACCGCCACCATTGATGAGATATCTAAGCTGACCAACACCTCTACTGGGACCACGATCCGGAGCCTTAACGGGCTGAAGGATTTGGGTTGGTTGGATAGCCAACGTATGTACAAAAAGTCTGGCCGCAATCTACCCGTTGTCAGTAGCTGCGAATACATCGTTACGATTGATGAAGAAAAGGAGGAGACTGACCCCGAATAATCAGTCTCCTCAAGTCATGGGAGGTGGCGCGGGAAAGGAAAAAAGACCGCGCCGCCTCTATTCTACCATTCTAAATGCTAAGTTTTCAACCCTTGAGACACGTCCACCCCATCCTTTTCCGAAGGTGGGCCAAGTGGGGAGTCCTTGGAGAAAAGCCAACCGTGCTTCGCAGATTCTTGTTGCAACTTCACGACCGTTTGCCTCTTCAGCAGCCGCAATTGTGGCGGGGCCGACATGTCCGTCTTGACCCACACCGCATACCTGCTGAAGGGTTTTTGCTGCACGGGTTAGCCCACTATTAACAGCCATATCAAAAGTGGCATAGTCAATGCCAAGAGGAAGTGCGTCGCCATTTATCTTATCCCAGTAGTTTTTCTTGTACAGGGGCGCAACGTCTTCAATAGTAAGATTCTTCATGTCGGCCTCCGTTACCGGATGACCGACCCAATCTTCCCATACTTTTTGAGTAACGCCGTGGTTCGTTCTACCCCCCGGATCGCGGAGATCATTAACATAACCGCCTTCTTCCTTC